TCACACGAACTCTTGCCAATGGCTGACATGAACGGAGTGTCCTCCGGGGCGATGTTATAGATGATATTCGAGAGATCTTCTCGAATGCCGGGTGCCCGATCCGGCCCGCCTGTATCCGTGTTATAGGATAGGCGTGTATTAGTAGGTACTGCCATAATTAACCTCCGATGGTTATATCATGTCCTCCAGAAGTCTGGCTGCGTCTTTAACGGTACCAGTCTCTGTCAGACGGTTCATTTGTGCAGCACGTTTGCGTTTAGAGTCACGGGTTTTTTCCCTTTTTGACCCAGCCTTTACCAGTTTCGGGTTACGTTTGACCTTCTTTTTCTTGATGTCTCCAGCAGAAAGAGCGTCATATTTGGCAGCCTTCAGGAGAACTCCTATAGCCCGGTGGTCTAGCACGGAATCAATCTCTTCATCCGTGAATCCCGAGCCTTTAGCAAACTCTCTTATCTGACCTGCCACCTCTGGACGTTTCTTTTCGTCCGTCCACTCCGGAATGATTTCAGCAAGTTTCTCAGACTCATGCTTCAATTGAGCACTGTGCATCTGCTGTGCTTGATGGGCATTTTGCTGGGCAGCCTGTTGCTGCTGCTGTTGCATCATCTGTATCCGGTTCTGCTCTTCCCTAAACTCGTCACGGAGCGTGACATATTGAATAGGGTCTTCCTCTTTCATGGTTGCCCAGTCCACTCCTGCGAACCGCTGCAAGCCCTGAAAGCCCTGCTGGACGTATTGTCCTATCTGGTTAACGTACTGCTCACGCACCCTCTGAGTGTTCTGCATCTCTTGGTTATAGGCTTGTGCTATCTCCTCAAGTTGTTTTCTTTCCTCAGATATCTGTTGCGTTTTTTTAGTGTAATCACTATGACGGGAATATCCTGCTAAGAGTTCGTCGAGAGTAACGTCAGTGTCTGCACCGTCAACCTTCACGGTGTACACATCCTCTACATCGTCTCCCTCTACATCACGATTATCCTCCGGCTCGTATTCATCCTCATCGGAATCCTCGGCCTCTTCCTCCTCTGCTTCCTGAGTTTCCGCGTCCTCTTCGGGTTGCGCTTCCGTCTCTTCATCGGGGGTTGGCTCTCCCTCAGCAGCCGGTTGCGCCTCATCAGCGTCCAGCATGTTAAGTAAAGCCTCAGTAGCAGCGACAACGCTGCCATCATTCTCTGTTGCGGGTACCGCTGCTGCGACATTATCCGCTGTTTTGTTTTCCATTTTTATCTCCTATAGATGGGGGTATTGATCGCGGATGCGATCTATCTCTCCAGATTCCAGTACGGACTCGAAGTGATTATTTATCCTGTCAACCAGCCTGAGACTGGTATACAGGGACTCTCGTGTTTCGATATCTCCCGGTAGGGTCTGGCCCCACTCTAGGATGAGTTGTTTTTTAAGTTCTTCAAAAGCCTCTTGATACAAAGGATTCTTTAGTATCTGTCGGGCTTCGTGCTCTCGGTCAAATGTATTAGCCAAGTTTTATGTGTCTCCCTTCTGTTATTTCTGTTTCAAGTTCTGCAACCTTGAGTTTGACATCCATTTCGCCCATCTTCTTCTTGTGTTCAAACTCTTGCTGGTCCAACTGCAGTTTGCCCTGCTTAATCATAACCTCAGCCTGATCCCTCTGTGCTGCTGCCTGAGCCTTCTGCATCTCCGCCTCAACCTTCTGTTGTTCTGGTGTCGGTCCGGGTGGCTGCTGCATTTCAGGCGGGGTAAGGAACTCATCAACATTCTGGTAACCCATCGCCTTGAGCAATTGCGCAGAAGCATTGTACATATTCTGCGGGGAAACCATCGGGCTTCCACCTTGCATTACGGTATTAGCCATCTGAACCACCGCATTCAGCTGAGCAATCTGCTGGTCTTTATTTCCGTGGCCCAGAGCAACAGACACCGTAGCATCCAGTTCGTCACGCCACGAAGATGGGTCGACAGGAACCCAGTTATTTCTGATTCTTACAGTGCGCTCCATGTCCTGATTGATAACCAGTAACTGGTATATCCGCTTCATCAGGTCTTTAACGCCTGTCTCCGCGAACTGCCGGGCTATCAACTCAACCCTAGCCGCTGCAGCCGTCATGACAGCGTTCACCGCTGTGGCCGTTGTGTGACTCGTCAAGGCATCATCAGACATGCCCTGCGAATACTTACTCACGCCAGCCCTTGACTCCCTTACTCCATCAATATACTCAAGCATCTGGAATATGTACGGCTCCAGTGACGGAGTTGCCAATGGCATCACTGCATTCGGAGACTTCACTCGGACAATTCCGCCCGGACGCTGGGTTAGCAGGTCGTCAAGGTTTGCCTGACCTTCCAGCACAGCGTAGCGTCCAAAGTTCTGGTTGTAGGCATTGTCAAGCAGGTTGCGCATCAGGGTAGATTTAATCTCCTGAAGCGGCATAACCAAGTCCGCAACAGACAGCCCGTAGAACTTATGGGGTATCTTGATTGGCGTCATGGTAATGAATGGGACATGATCAACGGCCTCGTTGGCAAGAACCTTGTCACCCACTGTGCATATCTGGCGCATCTCCGCAATGCCGTCCCCATCCCAGTCAGTCTTCATGAATGACTCGTACAGGAAGTATTCTGTCAGCGCATCCTCCGGGGATACCTCACCGTATGGAAAGGCCCCGATGGTGTTGTCGAAAGAATGTCGTGCCATTCTTGCTTCGTTCCATAGCGGGTTGTCAGAATCAACCTTTCCACCGCTAATTTCTTCCATATCAATGTCTTCGTCAGGGTACATCTCACGCAGGTCACTCAGCGTCAGCCTAACCCTGTGACAGACAAACCTAGCGTCTTCTATGGTCTTGGCTTCCCTGTTGATGAGGAACTCTTCAGGCGGTACATTCTCCACACGGATACGACCGGTCTCCTTAGTGACCAGCACGCTGATGTCGTATATCGCCTCACCCATCTCATTGGTGCCCATCTCTTCCTGATCTACCACCTCAACATTATCTTCCAACAAAACAGACTCAACCTCAACTGCAGTCAAGCCTTGGTATTCCTCACGGTCAGTAATCTCTTTAGTTTCCCAGTAGACCTTCACTGTCCCGTTCTTCTGTAGAAGGGCATCGGTGAACCAACTGTAAAGTATGGCCCAGCCATCGTTATCGTGGTTAAGGACATAGTTTACATAGTCTGTGGCCTGCTCCGCCACTGCAACATCTTCAGGTCCAGCGGGTTGGAACTGAACCAACTCGTCGCCAGAAGCGAACACCCGCATAAGGTTTGGCTTAATCCATTCAATGGAATCCTGCACGGTGCTGTCAACAAACTTAGAGCGTCCAGCGACTTCGTTTCCGAACGGCTCCCCATAGTAATACCGCATAGCCTTGTCACGCTGATGCTGAATTTCATCGTCAAACCCGATGGCGTCAGTAGTCTCAGCCTGTATTCGAGCAATCAGTTCTTCTTCGGTCTTAGGTTTTTCCATTATGTCAATCCGTATTCAGGGTATGTGATATTTTCATCGTTATTCCAAGTCCATGTGTCGTCTTTTCCCGCTAAACCAAACCTTCGACTCATGTAACAGTATCGCATGGCACTCATGCTATCGTCCCGCATCGGGACAATCTTTCCGTCTTTCCGGTGATACTGCCGGTATTCACTCAGCAGGTTTGTCAGCGTGTTGAAAATCTTAAACCGCCCCTCTTCCATCGCAACCAGCATCAACTGAATACCTTCCTCCACACTGTTTGAACCTTTGTTTTGCCCAAGTGCAGGAGGGTTAGTAAAGTGTTCAAGAAGAAAATTACAGCCAATATTGCGGTACTGATCAGCGAGACCGGGATTACCCATGCTATCACGCCTATTACCATCATGAGGGTAAGCAATCGGTATAAAATGCGGTCTGCGCTTAATCTCAATGGCATGTTCTGCCGGGCTCCGCTTATTAAGAGCATACTCATCATAGACATAAAAAATATCGTCATCGGGGTCATGAGCACCGTAGACAACGGCGGTATTGTGATCATATCCAAAATCTATTCCTGCTATCCTCGGCCAGTAATCTTTAATCTCCAGCGGTTCTACCGCAATCTTTTCCTCTGGTATTGGGAACACCAACCCGGAGCCAATCATAGGCTTGCCGTACTTGCGCATCTCACGCTCATGCGGTGAGTACGCTGCCAGAATCTGGTTCATCGTGTCCGTATCCAGATGTCCCGGCTTACCGTTCAGGCTCTTGGTATTGTCCGCAGACGCATCATCCCATGTTGCCTGAGTAAGACTCTGCCCCTTCTGAATGTTATTCATGAAGGCACTCACAGTCTCTGTCATCCCCTTCTCAGGGGT